GTACCATCTCTTTCAGTTAAAACAGGATGATTGCTAGTAAGAGTAATCCCAACACTATTTCCTTTTCCATTTCCAACACCAAGTTCTATTCTAACTACCTCACCGAAATATTTTCTTTTAAAGGTCTTGATTACCTTTTTATACCTATCTTTGTGCGTTAAAACATAGTCTCCAATAACAATATTGCGGATTTCTTTTGGTCCATCAATGGTAGAAATTTTTACAGTTCCACCCAAAACACAGGTAAGTTCATCGTGAGAGGTAGTCCACTTTTTAGTCTTAATACCATATTTTTTATAGACCATCATTTCTGCTTCACCCATTGCCAAGATACCTTCATATTCAGCGATATTAGGTCCTCTTATGGAAGCGACATTTTCAGCTTGGGATTTGAGAAAAGAAGCGATATCGTAACTTGTAAGGTCATTTTTTACCCCTTCCTCTACGGTTCTGGCTATCCATGACTTAGTAGTTTCATCAATCATATCCATAAAAATAGCCACTCTAGCATCCATTAAAGAAAGTAGTTTTGGATTTTCTAAATCAAATTCAGCATCAACTCTTAATTTATCAAGTCCAGTTTGCCCACCCAGATTACAAGCATAGAACAGATAACTTAAAGCCTCGTCTTTGTCGATTATTTTAGATGTTGGAATAAAAAATTGATTTATGGTCCAAAGATATTTTTTCTTTGTCAAAACTTTGACTGCTTTGTTTAGACCAATTATTTCGTTAATTTTATCGACAGTAGCGATGTTATTTATCTGTCTATTCAAAGACATTATAAGAAGTTTTTTAAATCGAGAAAACTCTTTGGACTTTATCAGTCGATAGACATAAATATTGTAACGAGTATTCTCAAAGAATTGCTCAATAGCAAATTTTATTTTCTTTTTTTTAGTCATTTTTGATGTCAGAAATATCATCATACAGTTTCATCACTGCATTTAGGATGGTATTTTGTTGAGAAATAAATGGGTCAAAAAGGTCATCGATATCTTCTCTACATTTTGCAGAAGAAATTCCTTTTCTTATAAGACTTTGAGTTCTTGCATCCAAAATATCTGTTTTAAATTCTCTGAAACCAGTTCCTTTTTTGAAATCATTTATGGTAGCCCTCTTCCATTTTTTTAATTCTTCAGTGATATCGCTTGACGAAAAATCTATTTTCTCTTCTTTAGTTGGAGTTTCTTTTTTGGGAGGAACTTCTACTGGTTTATTAACTGGGGTTCCGCCAGATGGTTTATTGGCAGGCACGACTGGATTTTGAACCGCTCCACCACCATTTTGTGTTCCATTATTTGTAGTTGTCAAAACTCCTGGCTTCATTCCTGCCTCAGATGCTTCGACTAAATCTTTTACAAAAATTGGTCCAGTAGGAGTCATTATTAAATGACCACAACCAATTGGGTCCATACCTTCTCCAATTCTCCATTCATCGATAGAAATAGCTCCATCTCTAAAAAGAGTATCAAAAACAGCGGCCTCCTCCTTTCTGTTAGTTGGGTTGATATTTGTCCAAATAAATTCAAAATCAGTGTAACCATAGTCTTTTTGAATAATATGGTCAAAAATTTCTTTTAAGAATAAAGTCGTTGGATAGAGACCTCTCTCTTTACCTATTTCCCACTCTGATTCAGTGGCACCTTTACCTCTGTCAAATTGGAACCCAATTGCTTGAGGAGCAACCTCCATCACACTCGTGGTAATTTGAAGCAACCATTTTTCAAATCTCTCAAAAGTCATATCTTCAATTTTCTTAGTTGGATGCCATTTCATTCCTTCTGGTAAGAATTTTATTTTTCTTTGGTATCTAGAATCACCTGAGAACATTGCATCCCAAGCAGTTTGCCATGCCTTTAGTTGGTCTGGGTCGCTAGCTATTTCTTTAGGAAGTTCGACTAATCCTTCTGGAATATTTCCCGCAGTGAGATAGGCAAGATTATAATTACTTAATTTTAAAGCAGTAGTTACGGTGATAATTAAACTTTCAATTGGACTTAAACCATATGGGCTATCTGTTCGTGGATTGAGCATTTTATAAATTAACTCATTTAATGTTAATTTTGCGATTTCTTTTTTACCAACACGTTGGATAAAGGCTACTTCTGGGGGTTGAGGTAATGTGCCATCTTGATTAGTAATAATGTCGATTGTACTGGCATCAATTGGCAGATAACCATATATTTTTCCACCTTTAGTTAATCTCTTATAAATAGCAACGGCATCGAGAACAAACAAGTCTTCCAAAATTCTATTCAAGAATTCTCGGAAAGAAACATTTTCATCTCCTGTGGGAAATTTTAGTAACTCTCTAATTTCTTCTCGTTTGATATCAGATTCTTTCTTTTTTTTCTCATCATAAATTACTTTTGTTGCGGTAACATCCCACGAAAGTTGAGTTATTTGACGTTTTCGATAATTAATACAAGACCTGAGTACGGGATAATATTTAGAAAAATCTCTCAAAACTTGATAAGTGACACCACTTAAATATCTCGTATCTGCTTTCTTTCCATCCTTAGATGTTGAGATAGAAATAGGTTGTAATTGAGAATAAAATATTTTATCTAAATTTGGAGTAGCTGATTCTCTTACTTTTTGTTCATCTATTTTTTGAGAAACAGCATCATCTACTAATGGGGATATGAATTTATTAAAAAGGTTGTTCCATAGGTTCATTTTTTATATCCTCACTTTGTATTGAGGTTCAGCCAGTCTAAAATACCAGCCGTAGTTTGCAAATCTGGAGTGGAATAATAATCCAAAAGTGCTTTATTAATTATAGCCCTTGTCTGGGCTATACGTGCATAGTTAAATGCATGGAAAAAATGGTCATCACCCTTATTTTTCCATTGAGCGATTTCTCGTCCCGTTTGAGGATTTCTCTTCAAAATACGGGTAGAAGCAGTCATATGTTTATAGAAATCTTTTACTGCCTCAATATTTTTTGGAAGCTCCACACGCAAATTTTGTATATCACTAATAAGATAATCTAATGAAATAGTCCTGTCAATACGGACTTCTCTCTTTACATCATCAAACTGGTGATAATCTTGAATTGAAAATTGAACATTTGGGGGATATTCTCCTGCGTACACACGACCAGGAAATGCATCTATTAGTTCTTTTACTTTAGTTTGCTCAGGACGTTTATCGATAACTAACAGTTTAATTTTGAATTTATGCATGATTGATTCAATCGAATTAAATCCACCCATAAAATGTTCCAGACCTCCAGCCCAAACAAGTCTCATATTTCCATTGGACATTTTTTTAAGAACAACACAATGGTAAATTTTTACACCAACGTCAACTCCAGCAAAACATCCTGACGCTTTTATTGGTAACTCAAATTCTTTTTTGCAAGCGTGTAATTCTTCAGCCGTTAATTGCTGTCCCTCTGATTCAAATGGAATACCTAAATCTTGGTTGTAAAATTGTTGTAAAGCAGAAAATCCAGTAGATTTCGCTCTTTTAAATCTTTTGACCATTTCCCTGATAGTGGTATTTGGATTATGCAATCCACTTACTTTGTATCCATGACAAACATCAGACATTTTTTTATTAGTGATAACCCATTTACCAGGACCTAATCTCTTGAGAGCTTTTCTACAGTGAGAACATCTAACTCGATATTTTTTGAAATCAACATTTACAAAAAAATCTAATTCTTGCCATAATCCGCATCTAGGACATTGTATCTGCCAAACTCTTTGGTCACTATTATCATATGAAACATCTATTCCAAATCCAGGCAACGTGGGAGTAGAAGCTTCTCTTCTCCATTTCAAAGCAGAAGCGAGAGTACGTTTTTCAATATAAGGTACATTGTCTTCATTGAAACGGTCTCTTTCGTCTAGATATACAGCATCAGCATCCACAGATGTTATTTGTTTAGCATTTTGAGAACCTCTAAAATATACATGTCCTTTACCGATTCTTTTAAGCCCTAATTTTTCAACCTTTTTTTCAAAATTTGTTTTGTCTGTTCTCCCACGTAAATAATCAGAAGCAGCTAAAACTGGATTCAAACGAGCTTGAACAAAATCTTGAAGTTGGGCTGATGTAGGAAAACAATACAAGGAATTACATGATTTTTGGTCAGCCACCCAAACAGCTTCAGATAATAATCTTTCGGAAATACCCATTTGAGCCGCTTTTGTATATATAATGTTCTTAAACTGGTCTTGGTAAATTTGTACCAAATATGGTCTTTTAACAAAATCCAAAGGAGTACCACGGGCTGTCATCCAAACCGCTTGACACCACAAGAAGTAATCAGATAACTTCTCCGTCCTGAATTTGTCCTGTGCTTTCACTAGAAGAGTTTGATAGAGCCCGTCTATCTCGTTCTCGCTTAATGTTGGCAATAAGTTCAATAATTCCTTCATAATTTAATGTTTCTAATAATTTATCAAAATTTGTTTTACCTCCG